AATACATATCTATAACCTCTTTTTTTTATTTATTAATATATAGTTTTTGATTTCTAATATACATTTTACCTCTAGGTATTTCTGTTAACTCTCTACCTAACATATCGTATATTTTATTACTCATACAACAACCACATCCTACAGGGTGCTGATTATGTTCTAATATACTGGTTGGTACTCCAATGCTAGACATTCTCATCCAAGCCTGGCCATCCCATACTTGATTAAAACAACAAGTCATTGTGTCAACATAACCTAACGAATCTGTTATGGTATAACTAATACAAGTTGTGATTGTGTCATAAGGCATACCTGTCAACGTATTGTAATTATATACTACATGATTACATGGTGAATTAAAACAACTATCTTCACCTAACATATCTTGACCACCATAAGTGACAGCATATATCGGAGCCATCATTGGCAAACCATTTCCAGTTACCGGAAACGCTATTTCTAATTGATACTGTGAACCTGCAGTGTATGTCATGTTAGAATCACACATTGTGATTTGTGCTTGTGTTTGTAGTCCAAGCAAGACTAATAGTGATAATAAAACTTTTTTCATTTTTTCCTCTTTTTAATTAATTATTAGATAGAGTGGTTGGATTCGAACCAACAGTTTTTTAAGTACCGTTTTGTAGGCTAAAAACTTTAAAAATACCTTATATAAGTTTCTGTACTCTTTAGAAACTTGGTGTTGGAGCTACCTTCACCTTCTTACCATTTGATTACACGTAATCATTTTGGTTGCGTATTCCGAGGCCACATATTCATGTTTTATATACATGTCAGCGACCATTCCGCCACACTCTAAATTATTTGCTATCCTGTAGGTACGTCGTCATTTCCGATTTCAATATCATCGATACCAATATCATCTGTTTTATACGACATAATTAAGGTTTCACAAATCTTGTTGTAAATACTCTCTTTTCTTTCTGGATTAGATAATATTTTTTCATCAAAATCTTTTGACAAAAACTTTATATCTTCACCAGTAATGTCACAAGTATAAGTATACCATGAACCACCTTGCTTTAAAAGGCTGTAATCTTTCATGATTTGAAGCCAGCTTCCTGTATCATCAATTCCTGATTCGAAATAGATATTAAATTCCGCCTCACGTAGAGGTGGTCCCATTCGATTTTTCACAACCTTTGCTTTGGTTTTGATTCCTATTACTTGTTCTTTCCCTTGAACTTTTGCTTTGATTTGGCCTGCAGCTTTAAGCCTTAATCTACAACTAGCATGAAACTGTATAGCTTTACCACCTGATGTTGTATATTTGTCGCCAAACATAACACCTAGTTTTTCTCTTAGCTGGTTTGTAAATATAAGTGCCACTCTTTCTCTACCAATTAGCTGAGTTATCTTTCTCATACCTTTTGATAGTACTATTGCTTTTGATGTTGCCCAACCTTCTTTGTCATAGTCTTGAGCCTGTTCAATTTTAGTAGTTGCTGCCGCAACAGAATCTACTGCTATTGTAACAAGTCTGTTTCTATCACTTTCTTTAACCTTAAGAATAATATTTTCAATTACCTCAAAAATATCTTCTACAGTTTCAAGTTGTACATAAAGCATTTTATTCATATCCATACCTATTGTTGTTAGGAACTCTTCGTTCATAGCATTTTCAGTATCAATATAAACTGCCAATCCACCTTTTTTCTGAGTGTTGGCAAGTAAGTGAGCAGCTAATAATGATTTACCAGAGGCTTCCATTCCAGTAATTTCTGTAATTCTACCTATTGGTAAACCACCATTTGGCCTATTGGAAATAGCTAAATCAAGTAAAGATGAACCTGTACTTATCCATTCAGTTAAATCAGTTGGTGTTTCTTCAGCACCATCAAGAAAGTATGCAACCTTCATTCCTTTAAACTGCTTGTTTAGTGAGTCAGCTAATACGCTGGCTAATTCATCTCTTTTTGTCTTGTTTTTTGCCATGTTTTTTCCTCTTATTATTCGTTAAATAAATCATCAAAAGCAGATTCAACATCTGATGTAGATTTTACACCTGCTACTTCTGCAGTAGCCGGAGCTTTTTGTGTTTCATCTTCACCATCAGGGTTTAGCCATTCTTCTAATACAACCTTAAGGTCTTCATAAGAATTCTTTCTAAAGATTTCATAGATTTCCTTTTGTCCACTAACAATTTTGTCAGCAACATTTGCATCTTCAGTAGCAGCCGTTTGATTTGGTTTAACACGGATTGCAGTTTTAGGATATTGTCCTACACCTTCTGCAGGTGTAAATTCAACCACGATATCTCTACCTGCTTTTACATCTGTGATATCTCCATAATCAGGGTCAGCAATAAAGCCTAGTAATTCTGTATAAACTTGTTTTCCAAATCCCCAGAATTTTACACCTTCAGATTCTTGGCCTCTTACAATAACAGGCGTATAACATCTCATCTTTGGTGTTAACTTTCTTGCTAGTTTAAAATCATCTGATTTACCTGTAGCTCTAAGCTTCTGTGCAAATTCTTCCACAGGGTCTGCTTCACCATAGGTAATAGGTGATAAATAATTTTTCTTACCTAAGTCATAGTGAAAATACATTTCAATAAACGGATTTTCTTTGTTATGCTGGTAAGGTACGATACGAACTTGGTTTTTACCAGGTTCTGGTTTCCACAGGTTATCTTGTCTACCTGTTTGAGTTTGTAAGTTGTTTAACTTACGACGGATTGCTTCTAAATCAATTGCCATTTTTTTCCTCTTTTTTTGTTATTAATTATTAAATATAATAAAAATCTCCGACATTAGGAAACTTCTACTAACTTTTTTTCCACTTCTGTGAAATATTTTTTTACTGCCAATTCCTTAGCCTTTGCCTCGACAACAACATCGATATCCAAGCCATAGTCGTTGATTTCGTCCTTGATGTAGTCTGAATGTGCTTGTACTTTTATCTTGCTGAATTCCTTGTATTGTTTAGCAAGTGTAGGAAAGTCTTGCATTTGCTCGATTGATATATTGCTGTTTTTGCATATTTGTTCGATAATAAGTTTTTGTTCGTTACGCCTTGATTCGGAATAGTGAGTGCAAGGCTTTACATCACCCCATGTAGATGCTGCAAGCTTTAGTGCGTCTTCCTCGGTTAGGTCGCCTGTGCAGAATTTGTGGTGGTGATAGTCGAATACAATAGGAATACCTATTACCTTGTATATACCATTGTATAAATCTAGTACTGAATACATTGAAGCCTTGTCGTCGTTTTCGACAGTAAGACGGGCCTGTGCTGACGGCTGTAAACGTTTGAAGTTTTTGCAAAACCTGTCCATTGCAGATGCCTTGTCGCCATAAGCACCGCCAATATGAATGTTGATTTTTGCAGCAGGTGATTGTGGCAGACCCATTAGGTCCATTATTTGTGCAGATTTGTCTAGTTCGTTAATTGCTGCATCGACTGTTTTTTTAGTTGGAGATGCTAGAACTGCAAATTGTCCTGGATGGAATGAGAGACGTTGGCCATATTTTTTGGAAAGGTCGCCTGCCTGTTTAAGTAACTTGCAGATTGTTTCGTAGCCTGGTAAATCCTTGAATTCGTATTCCGACATCCAAGGGTACATGCTTGATGACATACGATACACCTTGATGCCATTGTCCTCATTCCATTGTATTATCTTAATTAGGTCTTCTGTATTAGCGATACATATTTCTGATACATAGTCCAAACCTTTTGCATCGTATGTTCGCCTAATCATTGTGCGACCTGTGTAAATTTTTTGTTTGCGTAATTGCATGTTAACACATGCGTAACCTAGTTGTTTTGCCATATTCTATAATATAATAAATTTATTTGACATAGAGAAATTATTTCCATAATATTTGTATACATACCAAAGTTGTTGCCAATACAAGTGATACTGCAGTCTTTGTTGTTATACCTTCACCCATAAAAATCCATGTAAGTACAACAAATGATATCATACCTGTACCAAATCCTATAAATCTACCTGGCCATAATAATCCATCAAAGTGACCTACAACATGCTTTGTCGCAAGTATAAACATATAGGATATAATAGTTCCAAATGATATAGATAAAATTATTGGGTTTTTGTCGAACCATTTCCAAAGAAATTGTCCGTTTGTCTGAATCCAGATAAGAGTCTGGCCTGCAAAGAAAAGTACTATCGCTAGTGTCAATTGTTTCATTTGTTAGTAATTATTCGTTATTAGTTATTTATATATAAATATAACAAAAATATCCGAGATATAAAAATATTTTTAGGTTTTTTTTACAAAGTTATTAACAATTTATTTTTTAACTTTGATGTATATAACTTCTTTAACTGCAGTGTCTATTCTTCGTAAACCTTCTTCATTAGTAACCATAATACAGTTTCTGTATGATTCCCAGTTTAATTGGAATTTTGTATCTAGCATTCCATTGTTATTGTTCTTAATACATTCGTTAAGTGCATTAATTGTATAAAGAGTATTTGTTTGCTTTTTTCTGTGAAGTGAAATAGTGTCCTGTATGATTTCAACATTGTTGCTAGAATCTATATTATATGTGCACATTAAATCGTTTTTATTTTCGACACTATTCAATATGAATATTTTGTTATAAAGTACATCATATGTATCTACGATTGTATCAACGGTTTTTGTCAAAAATTTAGAAACAGTAAATGTACATAGTAATTGAGTTTTCATTATATATCCCCGCCTTTAGTTTGGCTTGCAGGGTTGATTAAAAGTCTACATCCAATCATTAATCCATCTTTTACTACCATCTTAGATTCACCTGTATACCTTGCAACCATATAAGGTTCATACTGCTTTCCAAATGAAGGAAACTTTTTAGCGCCTCCGTATATTTTAGGATTCCACATTATATGGCCAGCACTACTTACGCCAATATGTACAGCTGTAGCTTCACCATCATCGTTGATTGCAAAACCTACAGAGAATGCAGCGTTATCTTGCATTAATATATTACAGTTATTTATTCCAGCCTTTCCTGTAAAATAATCATTTCCAAATATAGACATCATTGAAACATCTTGGCCAACCTTGCCTGCTTTCAGCACAGATCTTCGCCTAGACCATCCTGATGCATTTTCTAAAACATATAAATTTTTAGGTTTCATTTTATTTATTTTAGAAACGTGCTTTGTCCATAGTTTTGAATTTTGGTCTTTAGGTATAACGTCCTTTCCACCTGCTGTTAAAATCCATTGACCTTTTTCATTTCTTATCTTTGTCACATTTTTATATACCTTGCCTGATTTTGCAACCTGTTTTTTAACAGCTTCTACAAAATCATCAATCATCTTTTTAACACCAGGCACTTTTTCCATTTGTGCTGTAAACTTCTTATTGTAAAAACTAGATATCGAGCCATATTGTTGAAATGAAGCTTTTAACTCGTTTCCTGATGGGTCAAACATTGCACCATGTTTATATGATATAAAGAATGTAGGTTTGCCTCCTATACCAAATGCTAAATCTGCTTTTGGTACACCTGATACTTTTGCGCCGCCATCTATTTCTACACCTGTATCTTTACCTTTTATAAATAAAGGAAGTGATTTTTTATTTCCTAAATTAGTCTTCATCCAATTATCAAGGTTTTCTATTTGCATATTTTCATATCCAATACCTGCAGCAACTTTTCCTTTGATTTCTGCACCTAGTTGGAGTAACTGTAAAATTGTATGTACTCTGCCTAAATGCTTATCAGAACCTTGCTTTACCTTTTTAGATAACTGACAGATTCTTTCACCATATTGTGAGCGAACCTTTGTAATAGAGCCAGCTGTTGTAATTACAATCTTTCCTTTTGACATTAACGATTTAATATCTGATAAAGAGTATTCTTTTTTGGAAGCATTAAATGTATTACCGCTACCTGCTGTTAGACTTTGTAATGGAAGTGTAGAGATTTTATCGACATCTTCTTGAGTTATATCATCACCACCTATTTGTTTTACAATACCTACGTCAAATATTCCTTTTGCTTCTGATATCTGACTAATATATGCCTGTACGCCTTCTCTTGGATGGCCTTGTTGAATCATATACTCGGCAAGTATTTCCAAGTGACTTCTGTTTTTAGGGTCAGGGCAACCGCCATTAAGCCTTAGCGCCCACTCTCTTATAAGATGTTCAATATTCATAATTAATCATGTCTCCTATCTATATATAAATATAAGATTATATGTCCAAAGGCCGCATATTGTGGTAGTCTCTTCCTATTTTGAGCTTTACCGGAAACACCATTAACTTTTTAATTTCTTCTAAAATCTTTTTACCATCATCAGAGCTAATATCAAATACAAATGCATCATATATATAAAGAATCATTTTACTAAATTTGTCATCAAGTAGTTCATGCAAGTTTTTTATAACTTGAGAATTCATCTCTGTTTCGTATGCCTGTATGTAATAGTTAAATAGCTTTTGAGGATTCATATCCTTAAAATTGCTTTTATAAAACCTACGCTTTAAATTTGGTGTTTCTATATAACCTTTACTATTATAAATATCCCACAACTTAAAAATAAAGTCATTTGTCTTTTTAAAATATTCTATGTGTAAAAACTCTTTTGGTACGCCACCATAAAGTATTTGAAAACTTATTTTTTTAGAATCATTATATTGCTCGTCTGTAAGATTATCAGTATCGAAATATAGCTTACCTAAATATCTATGAAAGCTTCCCTCTATCTGCTCCATTCCTATCATCTTTGCAATAAGTCGTAAATGATATGCGTCATAATCAAACTCTGCAATAATACCGCCTTGATGTCTACTTTTATATTTCATTCTAGTACCATCATCTTTATTTAAAGCTGCATAATTTATACCTTTGTGAGAATTTGCAGGTCTGCCTGTTGTTGTAAAAAGATTGTATTTTGTATATTCAAATCCATTTTCTGTCCACAAACCGTTTTGTTCAATTTTTCTAAAAGGAACCACTATATTTTCATTATAGTCATTAATATGTTTATCAGAAACATCAGGAATCGCATGCGAGAGAGTGTTTAAATAATCAATTTCTTCTTCTTTCTTACATTCAGGTATAATATCATATACATCGTATCTACCTCCGTAAAGCCTGTCATAGAAATTGTAAATAGGTGTGTTTAGTTTTTCAACCTCTATTGCCTTGTTATTTTTAAGGTAGTGTTTTATAGATATTTTATTGCGTAGTTCGTTTATCACCTATCTAATATAACAAATTTATTTGATATAAAAAAATTATTCAGGTAAATCTATATCAGGTCTGTAATATGTATCTTCTTCAATGTCATATATGTATTTAGCACACCAGTAATTTTCTTTTACTTCTGCACCAAATTTTGTACACCATCTGTCTTCATAAAATATACAGCCTGCACAGTTTTGTCTTATAGGTACAATTGGATTTGTCTGAACTATATCGTTACCTTCTTGATATGCCTTTGGAAGTACATCAGGTACTCTTTCACCTTCAGGGTAAAATCTATTTGAAAGCCTATCTTTTTGTATGCCTCTAACATTTCTTGGCCAGTTCATATAATCTGTTGGCATTACAAAGTTTTTTATTTCTTTAATTTTTTCTGCAGCCTTTTCAATTTGCTGTTTATTATATGATATTGATTTTACAGAAGTTTTTAATTTGATTTCTACAATCTCAATATTTTTATGATAAGGTGTAGAGTCTTTTTTGAAATATTTGTGCTGCTCTTTATTTACTTCAACAATAGAATTTAGATTTAATATCTCACAAAAATATCTTGAGTATTCACCTTTTTCTTTTTCTTCATCTGTCAATTTATGCTTATAAGGTATGGGTTCGATAAAGTTTCTAGAATATTTAGGTTTTATTTCATCATACAATATACTGTCTTTAGATGCCTCAAATTCATACAGCTTCATTTCTTTTTCTAACTTTGGTGACATTTTTTCACCACCAAAAGGTTCTCCTGAATAAGATATAATAGGGCCTATATATTCTGTATATTGACCTTTTTCATTTCTTGTCATCCACTCACCACCTGTTGTAAAGCTTCTTTCAATATATTTGTCTTTATATATTCTCATATCCTTAATGCCGTTTCAATTGTTGTTGTCCAATCTTTTTGAGAGACTGTATGTTTTATTTGAGTTGTTTGTAGCTTATATTCTACTCCTTCAAGAACAGGTCCTACCTGGTCAGCTTTAAATAACATACCCCAAGTTAGTCCTCCTATTCCATCAAATTCACCTTCAAATCCTATAGGTATTACAGTACCTCCTTGCTCAGGTGGTGGAGCATTTCTATTAGCATAATTTTTCAATGCACCTTTTGCTTCATCTACCGTTTCGTCATCTCTATCATCTGCAAGATTTGCAAGTGCAGCCTTGTATGATTTTGAAGGATTCGATGCTGGTGCACCTGCGTCTTTTTTAGGCTGGTCAGGTTTTGTACATTTTTCCTGAGCATTAGGTGTTTCATCTAACTCCTGTTTTTGAAGCATGTCATCTGTAACTCCTTTTGCGTATATAAGCATTGAACCTTGAGGTTCGTCTGTATTTTTAGGACCTGTTGATGATGCCTTTTGTGTTGCCATCATTATTGAGTGTCTTAGTGCTTGAGGTATATTTGTTGACATTCCCCAGTTTCTTGCAGATGTATTACCATATATTTTTATTTCTGGTGCATCTACACTTGGTACGTAATTTACGTCAACAACTCTCATTGTTGATGGGTCACTAGGGTCGTCAACTAATTCTAAATTCCAAAAGTCACCACAAACTTCATTTACTGATTTTGCAACCTTCATAACATACTCGTCAATTGTTTTACAATCCAAATATGTCTGCCATAAAAAGTACGTATTTAATAATACTCTACCTAGATACATTGTACCTTCAGGTGCACCGTCGCTAACCTTAGGTGCTGCTGTGATTCCTTCGTCATTTTTAAGTCCGCTTAACCAACCTGATTCATAGTCTCCTGCATTTCCATTATCCCAATGAAAAAATCCTGGTAGCAAACATACCCATGGGTCTGATGAAGCGTAAGGTTTTGATTTAGGTATTTTCAATATTGACTTACTACTATCTAATCTCCAAACGTGTTTCTTTCCCCAGTTCTTAAGAGGTGTTTCATCGGATATAGAACCTAGATTTTTTACAGCATCATGTTTTGGTGATATTGGAGACATACCTGAAACAATTGTTGATTCGAACCAATTCCATGTTACGTAATGGTTTGTACCTCTAGAAAAGAATTTTCCTATATTTCTTCTCCACCAACTAGCATCTTCTTTACCATCTTCGAACATGCTTAATGTACCACCTAAATAAACGCTTCCGTCTTTCCACGGCTTGTTTTCAGTCATGTTTTTTTCAGCAATATCTTTAAGTGCAACTCTCATCCAGTTACCACTACCATCACCTTTTTCTTCGTTATCTTTGTTTTTACAGCCTGCACCTTGTTTGTTTGCTACTGTAACAGGTCCACTGATATATGCCTTTCCTGGTGAGTCTATAACAATTTCACATGAATATGATTTTGAACCAGGGTCAAACGACCAGTTAAAATCTGATATAACACCAAACATGGCATCCATACAATTTTCCTGTTGCTCAATCCAATCGTTTATTTGCTTCTGTCCGTCAAAGAAACTTTTAAATGTTCTTGATGGAAACCTTTTTACAGCAGAACCATCACTTGACTTAATGTTCCATCCCCATTGAACTAAGCATGATAGTCCTGGAATAAAATATGCCTTTTGTATTTTCTTTAATTGGTCTATTGAATAAGCAGTAAAACTGACTGTAGCTTTTCTCATAGCTCCGTTTGTTCCTGTGGTACTTATACTTACGCTATTAACAATAGGCTTAGGAACAATTTTACCTCCACCATCTGAATTGTCGTAAAAATCTTCAACAGTCCTTTTTTCAAATCCTGCTATTTTATATTTTTTACTTGAGCCTGAGTTTAGCTCTATCCACACCTTTTTAGAAACGTGCCAAGAAGTTGCTCGTCCTGCAGAACCTCTTCGGTTCATCTCAGAAATAAGCTTTGCAGGCATAGGCCTACCTGTTATGTAATTACTGTCTGCCATATCTTATAACTTATATATTCGTTGCTGTAACATTTCATTGTATTCAGCAATGATATCACCAACTCTATCAGGATTTGGTATACGTATTCTTTGTCCTGGTGCAATAAACATAGAACCTTTACCTACACCACCTTCTTGTCTAGAAGTAATACCATATTGAGAAGCTCTATCAAGTTTATTGCCATTTGCAATTATCCACCAAAGAGTAACATCACCATAATATTGATATGCCAAATTGTCAACTCTGTCTTCTGAAATAACATCTATGTATATGTCAGTTTCGTGTCTTTCAATCTTAGGATATATTATTGTTCCGTATACACGCTTATTAGTTTTGTTAAACTTGTCTGTAGTTTTTTGTTGATTTGGTTCATATCTTTTCATATTTTACGCCCATATCTCTTCATTAAAGAAATTACCTTTGTCTGTCCATATTTCACCATCGTGATTAACAAGGAACTTACCTGACAATGTAATGTCAAACAGCATAGGCAATTCAAAGCCGGCAGTTTCATTGTCCTCACCTAGTGCTATATCCCAACCAGCATCAAAGTTAATTTTATAATCAAAGTTATCTATAATTGTAGGTACCTCAGTCCAAAGTGCACCAACGGTTATTTTGTTAATTTGGCCGCCAGCAACGCCTCCATAAAGTTTTGGAGAAATTGTTTTCATTAGGTCGTTAAGTATTTTATAATTATTTTTTAACTCACCTTTTGTAAATGCTGGAACTGTAAGTGAAAGTGACCATTCTCTAGATATTTTGTCAAACATATAAGATTCTACAGGATTACCTGCATATGTTATACCTGTGAATGAAGGATTTAGCTTGTCTGTCATATCAGTAATATATGCTCTCATTGCTATATCATTAATTCTAATTTTTACATAATCACTATCATAGTTTATGTCATCTTCTGATTCACCTGGTTTTGTTGCGCCGTAATCTGAAAGGCCTATTCTTGCAACAGAATTCTTTTCATATGAGTCATCTTGGCCTTTTCTAAAATCTCTAAATGTTTTAGGTGCTCTTGCAAATTCGTAAAGCGTGTTATAATCTAGTGACTTAAACTCACCTGGTCTTATACCACTTGGGTCAATAGGTCCTGTTGCTTTTGGAAAGCCTTTTCCATCAGGTGTGTCTGACTCATAAGGTTCATTATTGTATTCACCTTTATATGTTAATATCTCTAATGATAAATCTTCGTTTTGTTCACCTTTACCCGCTTCTGATATCTTGCCGTCATCATAATGAGTTGTTGCAGCTTTCTTGTAATAAGGTTCCTCAGGTGTATATAAAAATACGCTTTTTAATCTTCTGCCAGAAGTATGCTTATATATTGTTGTTTGGCCTATTCCAAAAAATGAATGAGGTCCCATCAAGCCTGATAGTCTTTTTATAGGTTCTCCTTTGCCTCTCATTTTTGCAAGTAGAACTGTGAACTTTGTATAAAGTTTTTCTAAACCTTTTATTTTTTGAGGCATTATACCTTTACGTGGATTTGTAAAAAACCCTAATTCCATATCTTCACCTAGACTTATAAGCCTGTTTTTACCTGCAAGCTCTAGGTTTTGTATTACTCTTTCGTAATTTGTTTCTGGTGTATTTAACTGGCCTAGGAAATGTCTATCAGCATGTATACCTAAAGCGTTTGAAGGTACTTGTAAAGCAAGTGCTAGAGGATTATATATTCTACTAGGATGTAAATCTGTTCCATATTGCATTTTTGGATTTGTAGCCTGTAAACCAAACTGCTTAAGATTAAAAAGCAATCCGTCAGGACTAGCCATATATTTTCCTATTCTTACAGTATCTATTACAGGTGCAGTTAATTCATTAATTCTTTCAAATATACCTTTAGGATTATCTTTACCTCTCTGTATACCTCTCTGAACAAGTGGTGCCTTTAGCCATAGTGGAGCTCTAGGATTATTTCTTTGCGCTTCATCTCTTAAACTTACAAAGTCGTTTTTGCCTACCTTTTTATAAAAACTATCTATATCATCAGGACCACCAGCAATGCCTGATTTCTTTTTTAACGAAGCCAAAGGTTCCATATTACCACTATCACCTGAAACCATTCTATACTGATTGTTATATTGTAGTCTTGTCCAGTTGTGAGATGATTGACCTGCTTTTTCATTAAACGTAAAACTCATAGGTTCACCAGGTTTTCCTAATATACCTATAAAACCTGTGTCTGTTACAGAATTACCTATTTTTGGTCCTCCAGCTGGATTTGCAAATGTTGCTCTTCTGTCTGAAGTACCTAAGCTAGTATATAGTTTTAAAAGTGCACCTTCTTTTTCTGTTATCGCCGGCATAGGTCTAGTTGCTGCAGTTGATTTTTCAGGTGTCTGTCCAAAAGGCGATATTGGTATAGCTGTTGATTTTTCAGGTGTCTGGCCAAATGGGCTGTTTAATATTGCAGTGGGCTTTATTGAAGTTGGCTGCATAGGATTTACAACAGGAAGTGTAGATTTACCAGGAGTCGAACCTAGCGGTTTACTAGGCTCTTGAGTAGAATATTCTATATTTCTACCAAATGTACCTGCAACAGGCTGAGGTGTCATACTACTAAGAGGCTGAGTATTTGTTCTTTGAAATGTAATGTTCTTATTGCTTTTATTAAAGAACTCTTCTAAATTTTTAAAATTAAATGCCATGTTATGCTCCTATAGGTCCTGATGCTAGATTAATTACTCGCCCTACT